ATCGCTCGGGTCAGGATAAACCGGTGCATGTTAAAAAATTATTCTATAAGCGCACGGAAGAATTTGTGAGTGTGGAGGAGGAAATGATGGCATTACAGGCACATAAATCGGTGTTGTGTGCGGAAATATTAAACGATGAACGTCTCAAGACGCAGATTCCATTTTCGCGAATATCTAAAAAAATCAAGATTTTAGATATTAAAAAAATTTTCACAGCGTAATGTATATATATAAAATGACGACCGGTAGCCGAGCAGAAGTGTTACATGGCACAGCAGACCAGACCGCGGGGGGTCTCAAGAAGAAGGATTTGGTTTTGGCTAAGGATGGTCAAATCAAGAGTAAGCAGGCAGTCAAGTCGGCGGTGGCTCGCATGAAGTCTGAGGGCAAGGCCGCGATGGTTAAGATTTTCAAGCCGAAGAAGGGTAAGTTCTCTCTTCAACCGAAGGAAGGCACCAAGGCGTACGAAAAGAAGATCGCCAAGATGGAAAAGTTAAGCAAGTAAATGAATTGTAATTTCCTAAGTATAGTTCTAGTCTAATAAACTTCAATCTAAAATTTGATATTTTTAGATTGAGATTTTTTGTCTCTCTAATATAATAATGGCAGACAGCCTCGCACTGTGGTTTGAATCTATTCGCGTTGCCAAGATGAATATGGGTAAGGATCCAAAGGAATTTATGAAGATCCAGGGTAAGTTATTGGCTGAAGCACAGAAGGTGTATCACCTTCTCTTGTTAGCTAATAAGTAATTACAAAACAAATTGAAATCCCTTTAACCTTTGGGGTTCATGGACCATTAGATTGTATAGTTTCCATGTACATCCGAATTTTTTGTTCAAGAAATACACACTTACCAATTCTACGATTGATACACCTGAATTTCTCGAATATAAACCATTCATGACGGTATCATTTAGAACGTTTCGTTCGGGGTCGCACACCATACACTTGATCTCGTTATCTGGTGTTGTGTCGACCTTAACTCTAAATTTTGGTTCTCTTCCGGGACTTTCCTTTATATTGGAATTGAACATGGGAATGAGTTCTTCTTTTGACATTTGTTTCCCAAATATAACTTCGCTCTGTTCCACGACTGAATCTATAATCTTATCTTCAATCGACCGAAGAACGTTAAAAAATTTTTTCACGCTATTTTCTTCTTCGTCGTATCCCATCATGTTGAAATCTATATTCCATTTGGTTTGACCTACATCCGGGACAAATCCACTCAATCCAAATGGCATGTACATCCTAGGCGTGGTCATCCGTACCGCCTTACCTTCCTCTGTTGTTATGGCAAGCTTTCGTCTTTTGTCAAAATTCCCAATCTTTATAATATCTAGCACATCAACGAATTTTGTCATCACTATACTAATTTATAGTTAAAACTTTAAGCCGAGCAAGCAACACAATCTGGTTCCAATGAAACTTGTATAGGTCTAGCTTTGGCTTGGCTTCTCAGATAATACATACCAGTTTTGAGACCCTTTTTATGGGCATACATGTGCATACTGGAAATTTTAGATAATGTTGGACTCTCCATGAATAAGTTCATGCTTTGCGATTGGTCTATATATCTACCTCGCTGAGCGGCCATGTCTATGACATCTTTCATTTTTATCTCCCAAACGGTTCTATATAATTTTTTAATATCGTCGGGGATATCCGTGATAGACTGAATACTACCCCCGGATTTCACCATTAAGTCTTTCATCTTTTTTGACCATAACCCCAATTTTTTGAGATCCGTGACTAAATGTTGATTCACAACCACAAATTCTCCGGCTAAGGTTCTTCTCAAGTATATATTTGTGGTATATGGCTCGAAACATTCATTGTTGCCTAAAATTTGGGCCGTGGATGCTGTCGGCATTGGTGCCACCAACAGAGAGTTGCGCACTCCCTTCTTTACCCGTTCCCGCATGGCTTCCCAATCATACATACCCGAGTGGGGGATTTCTGCTTCGGTTTCCCACATATCAAATTGTAAGATACCATTAGAAATAGGCGAACCACTGAATGATGAATATGGCTCTTGTTCATCACTTAATTCGCAACTAGATTCAAGACTGGCGTGGTATATAGTTTCGAAAATATATGAATTAATCTTCTTCGCCTCTTCACTGTCGAACGGAAGGCGGAGAGTACAGAAAACATCAGCCAAGCCCTGGACGCCCAGTCCTATTGGACGATGGCGCATATTAGAACGTTCCGCAGATTTAACCGGATAGAAATTTCTATCGATTACGTTATTTAAATTTTTAGTCATGACCTTAATGGTTTTGTGTAGTTCCGCATAATCAAATTCACCACCCTTAACAAATTTGGGTAGGGCAACCGATGCTAAATTACACACTGCCGTTTCATCGGGACTCGTATGTTCGATGATTTCTGTACATAAGTTTGATGATTTAATGGTACCAAGATTGGATTGGTTGGATTTTTTGTTACACGCATCCTTGTATAACATATAAGGTGTTCCCGTTTCTGCCTGACTCTTTAGTATGGCTCTCCAAATATCTTCGGCGCGTACGGTCTTTGTGGCGAGACCCTCACTTTCATATTTTTCATATAATTTTTCAAATTCTTCACCATATACATCCGAGAGACCTCTAGCCTTATCCGGACAGAAAAGACTCCAATTTCCACCCTCTTCCACCCTTTTCATGAATAGGTCTGGGATCCAGAGAGCCAAAAAGAGATCGCGACAGCGTGCCTCTTCTTCGCCGGTATTGAGTCGTAATTCAAGGAACGAAAAAACGTCGGCGTGCCATGGTTCTAGATATACAGCAATTGAACCCTTACGACGTCCGGCTTGGTTAACGTATCTTGCCGTTGCGTTATACACGCGAAGCATGGGAATTATTCCGTCCGACGTACCATTGGTTCCTCGAATATGAGATTTATTAGCCCTGATGTCGGAACAATGAAGGCCTATTCCTCCCGCCCATTTTGAAATTTGGGCACATTCCTTGACCGTATCGTAAATCCCATCAATGCTGTCTTCTTTGTTTGCCACCAGGAAACACGATGACAATTGGGGACGAGGAGTACCAGAATTGAACAGTGTGGGTGTTGCGTGTATAAACATTCCCCTGCTCATGTAATCATATGTTTCCAGAACCTTCTCCACGTTATCGCCGTGGATTCCTATACTAACCCGCATGAACATATATTGGGGCGTTTCAACCAATTTACCGTCAATGCGTTGGAGATACGATTTTTCGAGTGTTTTTAAACCAAAGTATGAAAAGTCATAGTCTCTATCGTGTTTGATATTTTCCTTGGCCTTTGCGGCGACTTGAAGAACTTCGTCGGTTATAATTTTAGCTTTACTGAGTTTTCTCATTGCCAAATGGAAAGTATTGGGACAGATTTTCTGGATATTACTTGCTACGATACGAGCCGCCAGGATTTCATAATCCGGATGACTGGTAATCATTCCAATACAAGTTTCTGATGAGAGATCGTCAATTTCTTGGGTGGTTATCCTGTCATATAACGACGAAAACACCTGTTGTGCTACCTTCGATGGTTCGAGTTCCGATGATAACCCTTCCGTGAGGACATCTATCCTGCTAGTGATATTGTCAAACCGCATTTCAACTTCACGACCAGAACGTTTTATAACTTTCATCCTTCTATTACTATATTTCACTGATTATTTTTATATCACTTCTTTCCCCACCACCCCTTCTTCTTGTCTTTCACGGGAACGGCACCCACACGTTCAACCGCGGGCGGAATCAGGGAACTAGTATTCACAAAAAAACGACCGGCATCACCCGGACGAGAGACAGGCGGATATGAACCGATAAACGGTTCGGCGTCTGAAGTCGGTTTCATTTCAAAGTTTTTGACTTTGGCATTAAATGACTTGTCGAAGTCGGCTCCGGTTATCATTTAATATACTCCCCGAAAAAAAACTGTTCACTAATATTAAATGTGTGATAACTTGAACCTCAATTCACTCAGCCAAAAGGAGACTCCCCTGAACACGCTTTTCTTTTCGGAATTTAACCGAAATGTTTTACAGCGAGGTATCAGGCAGACTTTCAAAAACAAGACTGGTATTGCCATCGATTATCAGAATGACCAGGATTTATATGGAATTATGCGTGTCGCATTTATAAATAACAGTGGTGATCATTATCATAAGGTGAATGAACAAGTCAAGTTTATTAACGAACAGGTGATAAATACTGCGGTATCCCAAATTCAAACGGGAGTTACACAGTACATCGATTATTTGAAGGACTCAGACACCATTGCCAATCCCGAGGACAGGCCAGTGAGTACGAGCTTAGTGGGCATGAAGATTCCTAAGAATTCAAAGATAGGTATGTAATCGGCGCAATTGCCATGTTAATTTATGTAAATTGTCAGAATCCATATCACCGATGATCATTTTTACGTCATCTGGAAGTATGTCCATTTTATTGATACGGCGAATTAAACCATCCAATATACCTTGGATTGTTTCTACCGTAAGATTTGTGGCCTCTTGCGCAACATTTATGGGGTTTGGGTACAAACTCAGTGAATTAGAAATTTCTTGTAATCTACTGAGTTCATTATAGTGATTGACAGACAAAAGGCTCATTATTATTGTTTACGAACATTTTTGTTTTTATTTTTTTTAGATCCTCTCACATATTCTGGGGGAATGCCCATACCGGCGGCAAACACGGCTGTCGTAACCCCAGCATCTTTTGCATCTTTTATATTTAATTTTTGTAATTTCTTTAACGAGAACATGTCATCTATATCCACCTTTTCCTCGTCGGGTATAGCATCGTCTTTATTTTCGTAAAATTCGGCATATTCACTCTCAAGTTTTTTATCCGATTTCCTCCTGATATAGACCATAATTCCAATGATACTAACCAGACATATGATAGACACGACAGTCATTCTTCCTCTATTGTTCGCGAGCCTCGCACGAATGGACATTGTTACTGTGTACAAATATTTAAAGTTATGACACTAGACACAATTAAGTAACATGACCACATTAAATTATTACAAAAACGAAACCGAAAAGGTGTGCAAATCAAAGGGGTGGGATCGTGCGAATGTAGATACGGTATGGCTTCTTCTCACAGAGGAGGTGGGCGAACTGGCATCTGCTATCAGACAATACAAGAAAACATTCAAGAAGACAAATTTAAAAAAGGAAAGGGGTGTAGATGTTATGATGGAAATGGGGGACGTATTTAGTTATTTATTTCAATTGGCGCACATGCTTGATGTTGATTTAGATACAATGTGGTCAGAACACAAACAGAAGATCAAAACTAAAAAATATAAAATGTAAGATTATAATAAATAATGAGTTCTTGTATGATCGATGATGAGGCGGCCATAGATAAGATTAATCCATTTGTTCAGAACGATTTTTCGTTGCCGGGTGGGAGTCGTAAAACACTTAAATCCGAATTTAAGGGATCTATCAAAGATGAAACCCCGGGTGTTGCCGAACCAGAAGAGAGTCCCATATGTAAATATGGTATTTCTGCGGGCGATAATACGTTAGATTGGTGCTCTCGGCCAGCCGTTGACAAGAGTTTGCCGATTCAAAAGAGAAATATCGATACCGGTTTAGAACCCCCCATAGATAAAGATGAGGACGATACCAGGACAACTATAATTAAGATTGTGTGTGTTACTGCCACTATTGCCGCAATAATACTCATTGTTCGTCGATTAGCTTCAAAACGGTAAACATCCTACTCAATCGTTTCTTATTGAGACAACATTCGATGGCGTCCGGTAAATAATCTCGAATAAATCCTCTAGCAAATTCAATCTGCCACGTATTGTTTTTGTTTATATAAGGCACTTTAAACGTAGGATTCACAATTTTACACGTATTCATAATACGTATAACATCATGATTTCCCAAATTCTTTCTAGCGAGTAAATTATCTAGAGCGATCAAAGCCATTCGTTGCGTGGATTCGATCGTTTTTTCAACCATGGTTTGTAGAAAATTTTCATATTGGATATCTTGTTTAGAACAGGTGATTTCTGTCCAATCACCCTTACTGGACGTATATAAGTAATCGGTAAAATCTTCATATGTATTAGAATTATAGTTCCATTTAGTATATTTTATTTCCACATAATTTAAATTAGAATCGAGATCAACGACATTCAGCGCACTCTTTAAGAATGACGTCATAGACTAATCTCCGTGCTTTCTTTTAAACTCATTAACATGACATTAAAGACTTCCTAAGTTACCTCGGTTCATGATTTTTTTAAGTCAAAAAGAATGAAATATTCGAGTATCGCCAATAATACATTTTCTTACCTCTTAACTCTGGATGAGTTTAGATCTAAGATGCCCGATGAATATAAACCTTCATGGATTAAAATTACGACTATAACCGTGATTTCTAAATTCGAACGGGAAATTGAGATTAAAAAACTCCGACAGCTTTTTGAAGAAAATGGTTCTATAAAACTCCGGCGTATTGGTTCAGATTTTGATGGATTTGAGTGGAAACTGAAACCCACGACATTCTATAATCAAATCACCCTCACATACGAGGATCAATACTCCGTCAAGTCCGTGAAAGTCTTCCCAAATGGTTCTATCCAGATCGCGGGCGCATCTGATCTCATCGACGCAAAGCGAATCATTACTCAGTTGGAATATCTGTTTAAAATCTGTCTAGGTTTGGAAAAGCCCACGCCATTGGATTCTTTCCGTGTGGTCATGATAAACAGTAATTTCAGTTTGAATTATAACGTCAATCTTATGGAAGTTGCGCAACATTTTGAAAAACATTCGGATATTTTTAAGATTAGCTTTGAACCGGATCGGTATTCGGCGGTGAAGATCAAGTTCAGGCCAGCGGAGGAAATGAAAGAAATTACAACCAGTATTTTTAGTACTGGTAAAGTTATCATCACCGGGGCGGAGACATTGAAGGAGATCGTGTTCGCATACAATATCATCAATCAACACATTAACCAAAATGAAAAAATTCGGGTTACCGAAACTCAAGACAAGGACATATTCAATATATTTCTTGGACACAAAATTGAAACCATGGTCGATGCCTTGCGCGACAGTGGGTATCATTCATGGCTCAAGACTATCACAAATAGAAAAATTAATTTCTAACGTCATGGTAAATCAGATCATGTCGCAACGACTTGGAATGGCAGATGGTCGTCAGTATTCTCTTAACTCTTCAGCACAGCTCTTGAATAACCACATCATGCAAAAAAATGGTGTTCAATATGCGGATAATTATTCCTACCGACAACTTCTCCAGAAAGGCGGTCCGGCCGTGATTGAACAACTCCAAAAGGAACAGGCGAAAAAGGGTCTCATTAAACCGGATACTAACTAATCACGTAAAATACGCAAAAAAAACTTATACCAATACTTTAATGTCCTCTCCCTGTTCTATATGTCTTACAGAGGTTAGATCGACCAGATCAAATACACGCCTACGGTGTGGACATATATTTCATACGGAATGTTTAGATAAATGGAAAGAAAAAGGTAAGAACACGTGTCCTACATGTCGAAAACTATTTGATGTTTCTAAGTTTTCTGTGACAATAACTGTTAAGAACAATGATACAGAAAACTCCGAATCTAGAGTTGTACCGGAGTCAGAAGCCATGATGGATTTTCTAAATGAATGTGACATCAATTTTGATATAGAAAACGTATTAGACCTTAGAAGCCTTCTGTCTGACCTTGGGATGAGTCTTTCCGACTTTGATTCCCGTGTCACGGACACAGAATGAACTACAGTAGGTTGTGTAATTTAAACCAGGATAATTCCTTGCCGCATATCTAGGATCCTTTATCATTTTACCAGACGCATCACTCAAAAGAGGACCTGTGGCCCAGCCCCTCTTATGAGAGAACACATTAGCTTTAAAAACGATTTTCTTACCCTTTTCGATCTTACCCGCACTACGAATTCTTGATTCCGGTACTTTGAAGAATTTACTTAAACTCGCGACCGTATCACCCTCTTTCACTTTATATTCAACGACACCGTGTTGTTTGTAGAAGTGGAAATCTCCCATTCTAATATAATTTGTGGGTCTCCCGGGACTAACAAACATCATCACTTTGTAATACCCCTTTTTGCACTTTTCGTTCGCTGCGACTTTGTATATTTTGGTGGGATTATCGGACAAAACTCTCTTTGGGAGACTTGTACAGTGTGTATAGGTGTGTCCTTTATTTGAAAGACCGGATCTGTCACCTGGAATACTCTTCTGCCATCGATACGCCTCGTAGTCACCCACGGCGTATGCGTAGCAATTGTTATTATCGATTCCTGTCTTTGACCCCCACCGTCTATTGGTGAATTTTTTTTCAGAACCAGACAAGGGCAAATCCTTCGCCATTTAAGTTTACTTCAGAAAAAAATTATTGACTAATATTAAATGTTAAAGGAAATCTCCCAAACCCGAAGCCCGAATGAGCGTACTCGCATCATTATTTTGTTCTTACTCAATCTCGTCATCAGCACATTCTTACTTAAGCTTCTTTGGAACAGGTCGCTGGTGAAGCACGTAAGCATGTTGAGAAAGGTTGATACGCTTCTTGAAGCTTTTATCCTCTCTATCGCGTTGTCCGTCGTTCGTGGTCTTTAGACTTCTTTATACCCGACAATTTTTTCGCCTTTTGGGCTAATGAGCGTAGGGAAAGCCTCCATTCCGGGACATCCTTCTTTGTCGCAATCGACAAATTTATAGGATTTACCCGATTTTTTAAACCACTCTAGCTGTTTAAGAGTCCATCCACATCCCATGGTCCCGTAAACAGTCCAGGTCTTGCCTTTTCCGGCGACTTCCTTTGGTTGCTGACGGCTTCCTGTTTTATATAAAATATAGATATCCAAAATAAGGAGAATAATTAAAGCAATCATGTTACTATTTATGAATATTTTAATTATTGTCGGGGTATAAGATTTATTACAAATTTAGACATGAATGATGTTTCTGCCGAACAATCTCCAGGCAACGAAGAGGGCCACCAATACGAGTAAAATCATCACGTACGGGGCGATGTTCGTTTTTTTCGTCTCTTCTGGTTTTTCGACAGAGGGTGCGAC